CGTGTTTTGTCTATCTCAGCCAGTGTGTGCTTAATGCTACGTATGGGTGTGATAGCTGTTACGTCTAGTGTAACTCCCATAAACTGACTGTGTGACTTGTGGAAGTTGCTGGTGGCCTGTGTGACTGCTGGCATCTTCTCAGCAATGTTAGTAAGCATAGACCTATACTCAGGGGCAGCAGTAGGTAGTGCTTCGTTTAGTGTAGTAGTAATAGCTAATTCTGTTGACATTTATTGTAACTCCGTTTCTTTTTGCTTTTGTTGAGTTATATCATATTTTGTTGAGTATTGCAAGTGTTTATGCAGCTATACCCCCATGACTATCTGAACAAGCTGCAAGTTCTTGTGTAGAAGTTAATTGATCACCAAAGTCTGCGGCGTTACCAGTTGAGGCTATAGTAACAAAATCTATAACTGTGGATGTTCTACTACCTTCTCCTCCAATACTTACTGCTGTTATGCTATCACTTGTAGCTGCCATATTTTGTTGTGCTGCTGAAAGATTACCAAAATCAGTGGCATTGCCAGTAGAGGATATAGTAACATAATCTATAGTATCTGTTCGTTCATCAGCAAGACCACCCATAAATAATCCTCTAGTATTACTAGAGCTACTACATGATTTACTTCTAGCCACAGAAAGATTACCAAAGTCAGTAGCATTACCTGCAGAAGCTATAGTAATATAATCAATTTCATCTGATGTAGCAGCATTTCCACTTACAGATAAAGCAACAAGACCTCTAGTAGTACTAGAACATGCAGAATTACCAATACTTGTAGCACTTAAATCACCAAAGTCTGTCGTATTACCAGCAGAACCTATAGTAATATATTGAATTACATTTTGGGCAGTTGTCCCACCACCAGCAAATATACCTCTTGTATTACTGGACAGTCCATGAAGTATAGTTTTTGCAGCAGCTAAATTACCAAAATCTGTACCGTTACCAGCAGTAGCTATAGTAACAAAATCTATTACATCTGAGGCACTTCCTGTATCACCGCCGCCAAATATACCCCTTGTAGAACTAGAACATGCAGCAAGTGTTTTTCTTCCTACAGACAAATCACCAAAATCAGTAGAGTTTCCTTTAACTGTAATATTAATACGTTGTATTACGTTTGAATATGTAGGAACATCGCCACCCCCAATTAAACCAATGTTAGCAAACGTAGGCCAGTTATTTCCTTTAACATAATCAAAGGCTTCTTGTAAAGACCACACACCAGAAGCTGCATTACCACTAGGTTCTACTTTTGTGGCAGAGATTATGTTGCCTGTCATTTGTTTGTACGACATTAACCTAGTCCTCCATGTGCATTAGAAGTACTAGCCATATCCATTTTTGTTGCACTAATATCACCAAAATCAGTAGCATTACCTGTGGTAGCTATTGTAAAAACATCTATTTCAGCACGTCTAGTAGTACCACTTCCACTTCTACCACCAGCATATACACCTCTTATTTTATTAGATGTTGAAGCACCACTATCTTTAGCTAAAGTTAAATCACCAAAGTCTGTAACATTACCAGTTGAAGCTATAGTAATATATTCTATTATATTTAATTTTACTTCTGTGTCATCTCTATACCCCCCAGAAAATAAACCTCTAGTGTTAGAAGCACATGCTGGTGCATTAGTTTTAGCTGCTGAGAGATCACCAAAATCTGTAGCATTACCAGCAGAAGCTATGGTAATATAATCTATAGTATCTACATAACCACTTATACCACCACCAAACACACCCCTAGTAGGAGATGATGTTGCGCCAAAATAACCTCTAGCATCTGTTAAATTACCAAAGTCTGTAGCATTACCAGCAGAAGCTATAGTAATATAATCTATAGTATCTTTATCTGTATCACCACCACCAAAGCAACCTCTTACAGAACTACTAACTCCTTCTGGGCCTTGCCTAGATACAGTTAAATCGCCAAAGTCTGTAGCATTACCAGCAGAAGCTATGGTAATAAAGTCTAAAACATTACTAGTTGAAGATATTTCTCCACCTCCAAATACTGCTCTAGTATAAGAAGCAACTGCACCTTGATTCTGGATAGCTGCAGATAAATCACCAAAGTCAGCAGAATTACCAGCAGTTTCTATAGAAATAAACTCAATAACATTTAGAAGACTGCCAGTGCTACCACCAGCAAACAAAGCTGTAGTAGGTGGACTAGGCCAATCTGCTGCATACTGATATTGTGTTGAGAGGCTCCATACGCCATTATAGTTGGGCATTACTGTAACCCTCCGTGAGAAGCACTAACTGCTGATCCAGTATGTAAAGCCTGTGTTAAATTACCAAAGTCTGTAGCATTACCTGTAGTTGCAATAGTTATATAATCTATTACATCAAGAGAAGTACCAGATGCATCTGCACCCCCCATAGCAACACCTCTAGTGCCATTACTAGTTCCTTTTGCTCTATCTCTAGTTACTGATATATCACCAAAGTCTGTGGCATTACCTGTAGATGCTATAGTTATATAATCTATTACATTCGTTACTGCTGATGCTTTACCACCAGCATATACACCTCTAGTACCACTAGAAATACCTGCAGGTTTATTTCTACCTACTGATAAGTCACCAAAATCTACAGCATCTCCTGTAGTGCCTATTGTAACGTAATGAATACTAGTATCACTAGCATACCTAGAAGCAAATACACCTCTAGTAGAGGAAGAAACACCTGCTTGATGTTCTGAGGTTGGACAGTCACCAAAATCAGTAGCATTACCTAAACTGGCTATTGTTACGTAATCTATAACAGCAGTCCTACCATCACCACCAAATGCTATTCCTCTAGTAGAGTTACTTGCTCCACCTATCTGAGAACCAATAACAGTTAAATCTCCAAAATCTTGAGCATTACCTGTTGTAGCTATTGTTATATAATCTATAGCTTTTGAATTAGCACTAGTAACAAAACCACCACCAAATAACCCTCTAGTTGTTGAGGACATTCCTGCTGCACCACGTTTAATTTCTGTTAAATCTCCAAAGTCTGTAGCATTGCCTGTAGTACTAATATCAATGTATTGAATAACATTTACAATAGTACCACTTGGTTTTCCACCAGCAAACACACCTCTGGCTGATAAAGGAGTAAAGCTATCACTAGCACTGCTAGGAGCAGATGTGCCGTAAGCATTAATAGCCCACACTTTAGCTGTAGCTGCAGTACCGTTAGTAAGACTGCTAACAACAATAGGTGAAGATGATCCTGTGTTAGAACCTGCACTGTAGTCAGTGCCATCTATACTAACCTGTGCAACAAAACCTGTAATAGCAGAAGTGCCTGTATCAGTAGGTGCAGTAAATGCTACACTTACTTGTTCACTACCTCCAGTGCCAGTAACACCTGTGGGTGGATCAGGTGCATCTAATCCATCAGTACCAATAAAGCCACCGTTACGTCTTGCCATTGTTATGCATCATCCATAAGTTCAAAGCTACACAAGTATGTTAAATCACTAGCTGCAGAAGCTGTAACTGCGAGTAAGTCTGTTTCATCTAAGTAGAACCCATTGTCTTTACCTACAACAACCAGTGTTGCATCAGCAGGTACAGAGACTGTACTAGCTATAGGAACATAGTTAGAGCCATTGTCTACACTTACTTCTACTGTAACATCAGCAGCATCTGTACCGTCAATGTTTGCAATAATAAGTGTATTTACTTTAGCAACTTTATCTGCAGCCACATCAATAATAGCTGCCCTACTTGTCGTTATTGCACCAGCTACTGTCGTAGGTGTAATAGTTGATACATTAATTAAATTTATTACGGTCATTTATCTTTCCCTTTATCCGAATACAATTGCCATAGCAATAGCAAAACCTTTAGTGGCTGAACTACCTGACATATATGTTTTAACTGTTTCAACTGAGGTCATTCTCATTGTGCCAGCATCGTTGATTAGTATGCCATCTCCATCAGCAAGTGCCGTAGTTCCTCTTGACGTGCCGCCATCTATTAGGTTTATCTCTGCAGCAGTAGATGTTACACCGTCAAGTATATTAAGCTCTGCAGTAGTAGCCGTAACACCATCTAAAATATTAAGTTCTGCACCAGTAGCTGTAACTGCAGTACCACCATAGTTTAAATTACCTGCACCTATTACAATCTCACCTGTACCTTTAGGTGTAAGTGCAATACCTATGTTAGTGTCACCACCTGTAGCTGCAAGTATAGGATTACTACCACTTGCATTATTAGTTATTTCTAGTTGATTTACAGCAGAGCTTGTTGTTTGAAACACTACAAGTTCATTACCATTAGCATCAGCTATAAAACCACCATCAGCTATCTTAGGTGCAGTAAGCGTTTTATTAGTCAGTGTAGCAGTTGAAGCTGTTGATACTAGATCAACATTACCACCTGTACTTGGAAGTGTTAAAGAGTTTGAAGCAGCTTCAGAGTGTGGTGCTCCTTGAAGTATTTGTGCATGAGCATTACTAGACTCACAGTAAAATTTAATCTGTGATACTGACCCTGCATTTTTTAAATCAATTAATCCTGACTCTATTCCTACGTTACCATCAATTACTACTTGACCAGAACCTTTAGGTAATAATTTTAAATCAATGTTAGTATCACCACCAGTAGAAGCAATTTGCACACCACTACCACTAGCAGCGTTAGTAACTTCTATTTGATTTACTGCAGAGCTAGTAGTTTGAAATACAATTTGTTCGTTGCCATTTTCGTCACCAATAAAATGTGCATCATCTATAAGTATATTTTGAGAGTTAGTATCTAAATTACCACCTAGTTGTGGTGATGTGTCTTCTACTATATTACTTAACTCACCAGCAGCTAGACCAGATACAAGAGCACTACGTGCAATCTTTTTTAATCCACCACCAGAGGTATCAACAGCTAAAAGTACATCATCATTAGCAACAGTACTAATTGCTGATAAATCTGTAACAGCTACAGGATTAAAGTTAGTGCCATCAGCTACAAGAATATGCCCTGAAGTATTAGTACCCATTACAAGATCATCACCAGTAATAGTAAGATCACCACCTATAACTACATCTCCATTAAATGTAGCTTTACCTGCAAGAGCCATATCAATATCAAGAGCAGTAATAAGACTAGAACTATCTGTACCTTTAATAGTAAAGTTTTTATCTGCTGTACTTACCGTAAGAACTGCATCACTAGAACTATTTGCAATATCTAGTATTGATGTGCCATCATCTTTAATTGTTACATTAGCACCACCTGCGTCAAGAATAATATCACCAGAAGAGTCTAGTGTAATATCTGTACCATCATTAGTAATAGTATCAAGGGCAATGCTACCTACATTAGTAATATTAGCATCCCCAAAATTTAATGCACCTGCAACTGTAAATGTTCCTGATACATCTACATTACCATTTATGTCAATAGTAGTAGCTGCAATTTGTATTTCTGTATCAGCTACAAGATCAAGTTGTCCATCTGCACTAGAGTTAATATAAATAGCAGTATCACGAAACTGTAACTTTTCTGTAGTAGCAATAAGTATGTCATCAGAAAACTCAAAGTAATCTTCATCTTCCATCCATTTTAATTGACCATCATTTGTTTCACCATCAAAGGTTATAACAATATCTGTACCTGAAGTACCTGCACCAAACGTTAAAGCATGACCAGCCATTGTACTAATAGGTCCACCTTCACCTGTAGTACCATCATGTGTGTGTCCTGTACTTGCAGCAAAGGCAGCTAATAACTGATCAAACTCATCATTAGTGTGTGCTGCAGTAATGGTATCTCCATCTGCATAAGTTGATTGTCTTGTATATGTAGCACCCATTTAACGTCTAGCTCCTAATTGATATTCTAGTTGAAACCCTTTTAAAGAATAAGGGTTACTTGTTCCATCATCTTCTACTTTAAGTATTACAGAAAAACCTGATCCCTCTACTGACTTTCTATCTAAAGGGTCTTGACCTCCACCATAGGTAAATTGAGTAGCACTAGAAGTTGTGCTATATACAGCACTACCATATGCTGCTGCTAAATTATCTGTAGAAAATGGATATACTGCTGGTCTAGCTGAGTTTTTATCTTCATTATCATAACGTAGTATTAAATCAGCATCAACACTTCCTTCAGGTCTATAGTTAATAATAACCTTTTGCATATGTTTACGTATACCAGAATCACCAAACACCATGTCTGGTCCTCTATATTTACCTTTTATAGTTGTTCCATCAAAGGTACTTCCTATTTCTTGTCTTTGTACAAAGCCATTTATATCTCCATGTAAAACAATTACATCACCTGTTTCTACAAAAGTATCTGTACATGTAGTTTTAAAACCTTTAAGTTCTGAAAACTCAAAACCTTCTTTTTTTAAAACACAAGTAACTCCTTTAGAAAGTGCAGCAGATTGACCTGTTTTATTAAAAAATATTCTATATTGTGTTTTATCAGGAATAACTACACTATCAAAATCTACTGAGTTACTAATTTGTTCATCAAAAATAGATTGTATATTTTTACTAATTGTACCTAGCTCTGTATCACCAATACGTTCTGTAGCTGCGACAGTACGCAAACCGTCTGGTCCAAGAAATATTAAATCACCTGCAAATTCTTGTACAGTAAAACTATTAATACATCCAATATGCCTTGTAACAGCAGTCATAGTAAAATCAGCTTGGCTAGTACCTGTTAATTTAAATATTCTATTTTCACAAAAAACAAACAAACTATCTCTAAATACTTTTAGTGCAACTATTGTATCATCAACATTAATACTACCTGCACCAAGAGCTACAGAAAAATTATCTTCATCAAAAGGTAAACTAAAAACTATTTCTTGTGGAGTGTTGGACATTCCTGCATAAAACATATGTTCTTTATAAGCTACAACAATTTTAGCACCTGTAACTGCAGGTGGAAATAAATCAAAAACAGAGTCAGCTATTTTATGTTCTGCTGCTGTAGTACCACTAGCAGCCCTTGTTACACCTGTAAAAGTAGTAGAAGAAAGTCCTGTATATGTAAATATTTCACTATTAATTAATATAGATTGAGTACCTGAATCAGGGTTAATAAAACCTGTAGTACTTTTTACTGTAATAGTACCTGATCCTGTCATAGTTGTAGTAGAAGCAATATCTGCTCCAAGAGATGTGATTTTACCTGAACCTACTTGAGAAGGAGAAACGTCTGTAGCAGACAAAGAAGTATTAAAAACTACAGGTGCATTAACTTGATCTACTAAAATAATTTTTTCAGTACCGTCAAAATTAAATCTTTCAAATTGATATTTTTTAGCATTAGTCCTGTCAGTATCTATTTGTGTCCAATCTTGTGATATAGAAGAATCAGTAACATGTACTGCAGCAGTAGTGCTTGAAGTAGCTCTAGTTACACCTGTAAATGAATTTGCTGTAACTCCTGTATACGTAAACTTTTCATCATCAATTTGAATAGTACCACTAGTAGAAAATCCTGTAGTAGAATCTACAGTTAAAGAACCTGAACCAGACATACTTGTACTTGATTCAACACGAATAGCTAACTGTGTAGAAGCAGAAGAATATATTCTTTCACCTCTAGCTGCTAATACTCTATTATCAAAAGAAGCAACTAGTAAAGGTTCTTCAGCAGTAGTATTTGTAATAGGTATTACTTGATTAACAAATTTAGTATATCCATTTATTCTTCTGTAACCACCTTGAATATCAGGTTCAAAGTTTTCTAACTCTATTGCTTGTCCTGGGTCCATTAAGAAACTAGAACGGTTAAGGACTAATCCACCTTGACAGTTAAATGCAACAGGTTGTAATTGAGCATTATCGGGCATTAAGAAATAGTTCCTGACATAGTATTACCGTAGCCTGTTGATCTTTCTACATATGTAGACCTAACATACTCATACTTATTAATAAGAAGACTTTGCATATTTTTAATGCCTTGTTGAAATCTGTCAAATGTTATCTGATATTGTGGTCCTTCTCCACGATATTGATATACAAAAGCAGCAGCACCATCTACAACTACAGGAGCAAACCTGTCAGGTATGGTAGTAGTATCTCCATGTGCATCTAAATCACTAGGAAATGTAAAGTAATCAAATGCTAATGTATATTGTTTATCTGGTAAAGGGTATAATAAATAATTGTTATCTGGTGAACGTACTATAAACTGTGGTATACCACCATTTTCAAACTGTGTTACAGTTACTCCGCTACTGTGTGTAGCTGCAGTAGTACTGTTAGCACCACGAGTACAACCTGTAATATCATTACCCGATATTGCAGTATAAGTAACTTGCTCACTGCCTATAAATATAAGACCTGCAGCATCAAGACCTGTAGTAGATGTTAATGTTAGTGTAGCTACAGAACTAGAATGGGAACCATTTAATGTTGTGGTTACAACTTCATCTTCTTGCGTAGCATATTCTTTTTGTACATATTCATTATAGTTTAATGTTCTTAAATTGTTTCCAGATGCATTTATGTCTGTGTCTTTTTTAATTCTAGCAGTGCTGTAATCTACAGACTTTGTACTTGTAGGTAAAGAGTATCGTGCTACACCAGCAGTAAGTGTAGAACTATTAGTAGCATGGTTAAAAGAATAACCAAACTCTCTTTGATTAATATATCTAATAGCTTCATTAACAGCATTTTTACATTGAACTTGCACACCTCTAGCTGCAGAAAAAGTACTAGATGTAAGTTCTACTTCATTCATTCTTATGATAACATCATTAGTTAATGATAAAAAAGTAAGTGCCATTAGGTTTCCTTTAGATAAGCTAAAGGGGCCAGTATACACCAGCCCCTAAAGTTATTTTAGATTAAGTCACGTTGAGCGACTGCAGGTTCTGTCATTGCGGCAGATACGTCAACAACTACTGCATAGACACGTAAGCGTCCAGTAGCTGCAGCAGCACCAGCGATTGTTACATCAATGGTATCTGCAGCACCAACAAGAGCTAGTGATTCTGCAGCATATGTAGACGCAGCACCAGTGTTTACAATATTAGCTTCACCGTTACTACCTTTTACAAGGTATGTACCAGCAGCAGCATCAAGAGCAGCACCATCAATGATGTCATCTCCACCACCGAAGTCAATATTACAAGTACAACTTGCAGTAAAAGACTTCATAATTTCCGCACCAGCAGCAATCACGATTGATTCGGAGGGAATTTCTAGTAGTTGAAAAATGTCACCATTAGCAATAGTAGCACCAGCAGTAATCATAGCATCAATATCTAGGATTGATTCTATGGTACGTACAGTGTTTCCTACATTAGTTGGGATAGCAACAGAGCTTGCCCCAACACCAGCAGTATCAACGGAAGTCATATCAAAAGTAGCCATAAGTTATATCCTCCCTTACGCTGCGTTATAACGAGCAGTGACGATAGCTTCTGGACGAAGTATCTTTCTGCCGTATAGATGCATACCACGAACAATGTCAGCAAAGCTGTCTTGATCACGATATGTTTCTGTCTTATTGATTTGC